GCAACTTTGGCAAGGCCGTTCAGCGTGCCGGCGAAATCTGGCTGTCGATGAGCAAAGACGTCTACGTCGAGCCCGGCCGCAAGATGAAGACCGTTGGCCCGCAGGGCGAAATCGAGTCGGTCGAGCTGATGAAGCCGACCATCGTGGACGGCGAGGTGGTGGCGGCCAACGACCTGAGCCAAGCGCGGTTTGATGTGGTGGCCACGGTCGGCCCGTCGTCGCAAAGCCAGCGCGCTGCCACGGTGCGGGCGGTGCTGGGCATGCTGCAGTTGGTGCAAGACCCGCAGACCCAGCAGGTGCTGCTGGCGATGGCGTTCCAGAACATGGAGGGCGAAGGCATCAGCGACGTGCGCTCGTTCTTCCGCCGGCAGATGGTGATGGCCGGCATCATGAAGCCCACCGAGGAAGAGGCGCAGATGCTGCAGGCCGCGCAGCAGAACAAGCAGCCCGACCCGCAGGCGCTGTACCTGCAGGCCGAAGCCGAGAAGGCCATCGCGCAGGCCGAGAAATCCCGCGCCGATGTGGTGCGCACCGTGGCCGACACCGAACTGGTGAAGGCGAAGACCATTGAAACGCTGGGCCGGCTGGAGATGGACGACCAGAAGGCCGCAGTCGATACCGCCAAAGGCGTGATGGAGGTTCTCCGTGGCCGACCCGCTGCTCAATGAAATCCTGCGCCGCGCGGTGTTCGCGCAGGCAGTACAGGGCCTGCCCACCGGGTTTGCGCCCCAGCCGATCACGTTTGCGCCCGCCGCTGCCGGCGCTGCGCCCACGGCCGCGCCCGCGGTGACTGGTGGCATGACGACCGGCGCCGATGTCGGGCCGGGGATGGACGCGATGGGCGGCGGTACTGGCGGCGGTGGTATCGGCGGCGGTTTTGGATTCGGCCCCATCGAGGGCATGCAGACGTTCAGTACGCCGTTCGGGCCGTTGACGATTGCGGACGTTCTGGGCAAGGGTGTCGATTTGTTGACGCCGATTCCGCTGCAGTTGGCTTCGCTGGCCACAAAGGGAACGACCATAGGCTCGCAGATGAAGGGCGCGCTCACGCCAGTCAGCACTGCAACGCCGATTTCGTCGCAGGCGTTTGGGCTGGCTGAGCAGCTTGGCGTCACGCCGGCAGAGGCGCAGAGCCTGATTGCCACGCTTGGGCTGGAAGGCGTGCCGGTGACCGGGCCTGCAGTGTCGGCAGCACCGGCCACCGCCGACATCGGCGTCACATCTGTCGGCCCCGGCGATACGTCGGCCATCTCGGACGTTGGCCCTGACGGCTCCATCGGCATCGGCGGCCCCTGATCCGGCGCACCCGCGCCACCGGCAACCGCGCAGCCGTCAATGCGTGAGTGGAGAGCACATGGCAGATACCGACACCGCAGAACTGGAGCAGCCCGTCGAGGACGCGCCCGAGCCCGAGCAGACGCCCGAGCCCGAGGCGCCGGCCGCAGAAGAAGAGCAGCCAGCAGAGGAGGAAATCGTCGTCCAGATTGGCGACGAGGAACCCGAGCAACAGGAGCGTGCGCCCGAGTGGGTGCGCGAACTGCGCCGCCAGCACCGCGAACTGCAGAAGCAGAACCGCGAACTGCAGGCCAAGCTCCAGACCGCCGCGCCCGCCCAGCAGGTAACGCTGGGGGCCAAGCCCACGCTGGAATCGGCGGACTACGACACGGCGCGCTACGAGCAGCAACTCGAGGCCTGGTACGCCCGCAAGCGCGAAGTCGAGGCGCAGGAGCGCCAGGCGCGCGAAATGCAGGAACAACACACCCGCGCGTGGCAGGAGAAGCTGGAGGGCTACGCCAAGGCCAAAACCGAACTCAAGGTCAAGGACTACGACGACGCTGAGGCCATCGTCCAGCAGGCGCTGAACACCGTGCAGCAGGGCGTGATTCTGCAAGGCGCGGAAAACCCTGCGCTGGTGGTGTATGCGCTCGGCCGCAACCCCAAGAAAGCCAAGGAACTAGGCGCCATTCAAGACCCGGTGAAATTCGCTTTCGCCGTGGCCAAACTGGAGAAGGACATGAAGGTCACCAACCGCAAACCCCCGGCACCGGAATCCACCATTCGCAGCGGTGCGCCGGCATCGGCCAACGATTCCACGCTGGAGCGCCTGCGGGCAGAGGCCGAGCGCACGGGCAATTACTCGAAGGTGGTGCAATACAAACAGCAGCTTCGGCGCAAGCAATCATCCTGACGGTATTGCACTGACGGCGAAATGTGGTACATTTCCGCCAATCGCAGGATTCGCCCACCTTACGGGCAGTAGCGAACCACACAAGAGCGGCCGACCGGCTCCAACGGGTTGAGTAGCAAAGCGCGGCGCAAGCCGTACCAAGTCACTCAATCCGTTTTCAGGAGCCACAAATGGCCAACTCGTTTTCCAAGGAAGAGCGCGTCGCGTTCGAAGACCTCCTCGAAGGCTTCAACGACGCGCTCGTGCTGTCGCGCAACGTCTCGATGTACCGCACTGACGGCTCGATGATGGAGCGCACGAACAACGTCATCTGGCGTCCGCAGCCGTACATCGCGCAATCGTTCAGCGGCATGGACCAGACGCTGAACTTCAGCGAGTACACGCAGCTTTCCGTGCCGGCCACGCTGGGCTTTCAGCGTTCGGTGCCGTGGATCATGGACGCGCTGGAACTGCGCGATGCGCTGCAGGAAGGCCGCCTCGGCGACGCCGCCCGCCAGAAGCTCGCCTCGGACATCAACCTGGCGATCATGAACGCCGCTGCGAACCTCGGCTCGCTGGTCATCACGCGCACCGGCGCTGCTGGCGACTACGACGACGTGGCCGCCTGCGACACGATCATGAACGAGCAGGGCGTCCAGCAGTTCGACCGCTACATGGCGCTGTCCTCGCGGGACTACAACGGCATGGCCGGCAACCTGGCGGTGGCGACCCGTTCGTTCGGCAATCGCATCTCCGACGAGGCCCTGCGTCGTGGCTTCGTGGGCACGGTGGCTGGGTTCGACACCTACAAGTTCGACTACGCCAACCGCATTCGCGGCGCGGGCGCGGCCGGCGACACCACGATGTCCACGCTGGCCGGTGCGGGCAACTTCTGGGTGCCGGTGGCCACCAGCGTTGCGGTCACGGGCGAGACGTCCAACGTGGACAACCGCTTCCAAACCATCACGGTCGTGGACACCACGAACTACCGCGCCGGTGATGCCATCACCATCGGCGGGGTGAACGCGGTGCATCACATCACCAAGAGCGACACGGGCGAACTCAAGTCCTTCCGCGTTGTCTCGGTGGTGAACGGCACCCAGATGGTGATCACGCCCCCGATCATCAGCAACCAGGGTAACACCGACGCCGAAGCGCAGTACCAGAACGTCGTCGTGACGCCGAACGCCGCCGCTACGGTGGACCGGCTGAACGTCAACGCCGCTCCGATCAACTGCTTCTGGCAGAAGGACGCGCTGGAAATCCTGCCGGGCCGCTATGCGGTTCCCACGGATGCCGGCGCCGCCGTGATGCGGGCTTCGACCGACCAAGGCATCGAACTGGTGATGCAGAAGCAGTACGACGTCAACACCATGAAGACGAAGTATCGCCTCGACACCCTGTTCGGCGTGGTCAACAAGCAGCCCGAGATGTCCGGCATCCTGCTGTTCGGCCAACCCTAATGACGTTGCGGGCCGGGTAACACCGGCCCGCGTTGCAACCAGATCCAGGAGCACACCATCATGTCCAATACGTTCGTCGCGCCGCAGGGGACCGCTCAGGTCAGCATCCCGGCCAACGAGAGCATCGCGCTCTACAGCATCACCGAAACCCAGGTTTTCGAGGTTGTCGGTTACCCCAACTACCCGAGCCAGAACGATCTGGAGGCCACGTTCACCGGCTACACGGTGCTTGGTCCGTACACCGCCGCGACCACCCTCATCGTCGAGGCTGGCCCCGCGGAAGTCGAGTACCAGGTCGGCGTTGCGCCGGTCGTTGCCGGTGTCGCCAACCAGGGCGCACCGACCTCGCAGAACACGACGGCCACGCTCACCACCGCCCAGGTGATGTCCGGCATCGTGACCAGCACCCACGCCACGGGCGCGACCATCACGCTGACGCTGCCCAACGGCGCGGACATGGAACTCGCCAGCCAGTTCGACGTCAACGAGTATTTCGACTGGGTGGTGATCAACAACGCCTCTGGCGCCGGCGACACGGTGACCATCGCCAACGCTGCGTCTGGCAACAACGTCAGCGGCCCCGCGGTGATCGCCATCAGCACCAGCGCGATCTTCCGCACCCGCAAGACGGCCGCCGACACGTTCGTGACGTATCGCATCGGCTGACGGCAAGCGTAAGCAGCAACGCGGGCGGCGGTCGCGGACTACCGCCCGCGTTTTCACAGGAGCACTGACATGCCGCTGAAGAAGGGCTACTCCCAGAAGTCGATCAGCTCGAACATCTCCAAGGAGATGAAGGCCGGAATGCCGCAGAAGCAGGCCGTGGCCGTGGCGCTGAACACCGCCCGCACCGCCGCCAAGAAGGCCGGCAAGCCGAGCAAAGGCCCGGGGCCTGCGCCGATGAAGCGGGGCATGAAGTGAAGGCGAAACCCGGCCTTTACGCCAACATCAACGCCAAGCGGGAGCGCATCGCTGCCGGCAGTGGTGAGAGAATGCGCAAGCCCGGCACCAAGGGCGCGCCGACGGCCGAGGCATTCCGCGAATCGGCCAAGACTGCCAAGCCCCGCAAGAAAGCCTGACGCATGGAATTCCCGCGC